TGCCATTCACACGGTATGCCAATATGGGTCTTGTACAGGCCACATGACCTCCATAATTATGCAAAAATGCGCACCGAGCTTCTTAGTGCGCATAATGTTGCATTATGTTAATAGGCTAATACTTGCGTATTAGATACGGTAGCCGCCACGGGTCGCGCGGCGCGGGCGATTGCGTTTGTGAGTTCCGGAGTACTTACGAAAGTTTTTCCGGGAGCCTCGCTTAGACATGCGTTTTCGTCGCATAGTTATTCTCCTGTTTAAGATGCCCGGACACCATGTCCGGGCAGATTGGATTATTTATACGGAGATACATCCGTACTGTATTTAACATTAGGAATAGTAATACGTTTATTCATCACTTCAGAGATGCCTTTCGCAGAATGCGATGAACCACCATTAATAAGCCTATCAGCATAGCTAGAAGCGGCATTGACAGCACCAACACGACCACCGCTTTTGTTATCGAAACTGACTCTTGCACTTTCTTGTCCTATAGGTGTTTTAAGATAATCGGAAATCACTTTATCCTGGACAGCCTGATAATTACTACGCACTGCGTGCGCGGAGTTCAGGTTGGTACTTGAAGCATAGTTTGCACGAACGGCGTTCTGTGTAAGCGCCTGTTCATCAATAAGGTGTTTCTGAGACTTAGCGACTTCCATATCCATGAGCATCTTGGCGGACTGAACTTTCTGCAACAGTACAGTAGAGTCAGTGCCTTTCTGGGCGTTTTCAGCCTGCATACGGGCAGAGTGAGCCTGGTAGAGATTGGAAATAGGGGTGAAATCGGGTTTGCTCAGCTGGGGAGCCTGTGCAGCTCCGAGGCCACCTTTAGACGCAGCAAGCACGGGGTTGAGTCCGGCAGCACGTAAATCTTTAACACGAATTTGCGCAGCGTTTTCAGCGAAGTGTTTCGCGCTGCTGTTGTTCATACCTGTAGAGAGAATACTTCCTCCGGCGGAAATGACGCCGCCAGCAATATCAGAACCCCAGCCCATAGATCCCTCCTGTTTAGGGTTGAGTATAACGTAAAAAAAAGCGTCCCCGGGGGGACGCCTAAAGAGTAATGCAAAGGAATGAGTAAAATATCAGAAGTGGTCGATATATCCAGGCACTGAGTAGGTAGGCATCGGCCGAGCACATTTTAAATCAAAAAATACATCCATAATAAACTGCGGTTCATCGGTCACCGCCACAACACGATCGACAGGCGGGTTTTCCTCAATAAACTCCTGATTAAGTGAAGGTAACTCTTCAAACTTCTGGGAGAGGTGCCAGATATCAAGAGACTGTGGGTCAGTAGAACGCATCTTGCCAGTAATCTTGGAATGGCCATACCGATACTCTGCAAAGCGTTCCTGATAACCAAAGACACCGTCATCAATAACAGAGCCATCTCCGTTAGTTACGGAAGAGCCCTGGGCGTAAATCTCCTTGTTAAGAACGGCCTGTTCACCGAGATGAGCAAGCGTAGGCCAGTACATGTCATATTTCGTCTGGCGGGAGAACATACGGGGAATGCCCTGCTGATAGGTCAAATCCGCACGCACACAGCACAAACCAATAAGCGTACAGTGCTCGACGAAGGAATGAGAGAAACCATGTTTATACGCGCCTGAAGCAGCATAGGCGGCAAGGTTACCCTGGGGAGACGTTGAATCACTGGAAGACGTCTGAATAACAGGGTCCACGTTAATCGACATACTGCCGCCACCAAGGTACTCGGGACGCTGAACGCGGTGGTCCGGAGAAATCACACCAAAGTGAGAGCGAATAATTTCAGTATAACGGGTACCTCCACGGGCATCACGTTCAAGCATGCGCTGGAGCTGGAAGGCCTCACGAAGGGAATTAATAGTCAGGGCGTCGGCGTTAGTAACAGTAATACCTAAATCCGAATCAGGGTCAAAGCCAATAGCTTGCCACATATGCGTATCACTACCCATGCCAAATTCACCAGTCATATGAACACGTTCTTCACCACCGGTAGAAACATCATTGCCACGAAAAGTAAGGGCACCTGAAATATCGGGATAAGACTGAGACTTATTACGCCAGTTAAATTTCAAATCAGCATCGGGATTTAATTCAATACCAGGAGTACCGAGCGCGAGCTCCACACCGTCACCTTTCTGCGGCCAAGGAAGACAACTAGTGAAATAATCGTGACGTTTACCGCGACGACGAAGGCGGAATTTACCATCATCCGGATTCATCATGTCATCACCGTCTGCATCAGTGGTATCAGAACGATCAACAATAGCGGAATCAATTAAGTTCTGGTCCCGGAACCATTCGTTGTATATCAGGTTGTAGGCACGGAACGGCAGGGAACTGACAGTCAGACCAGAAATACTGGTCGGCAGGCCAAAATAATCGGCAATAGAACCAACAGGAAATCCGTTATCACCGGATTCAATCTGGGGAATTAAATAATCAGTGGAATCACCAGGGTTAGTCTGTTCACCCATAAATTTCTGCCAGTTATCCCATAACAGGCGATTGGGGACGCTGAAAAAGAAGTAATCCAGCTTAAGGTTATCCATAAACGGCGTGATAGGCGTCATCAGACGCGTCAGCACAGAGGTCTTGAGGTGGAAGGTATCACCAGGTAAGGCCTCATCGACAAAGAACGGCACAAGGAAGCCAGAATCAAACGTGGTCTTGTAGCCATGCGAACGGTTAAAGACCGATCGCTGAATGTTGGTACTCGGGATGGTTGCAAAGTCATGGTTCATCACCGAGGGGTTACGATAATTACGAGGCATGAGAGGCTCCTAAAGATTCCAAAAGGGTTTTAAAAGGCAACACCAAAAACTCATCGCTGTGGGTTTTGGTGTCACCTGGCACAGTTACATCAAGAGGAACTGTGCCCGCCTGGCTGCTAAGTCGCTGCAGGCGGTTCCGAAACCGGGGGTTTCGGGTCTCCCGACGGGTTGAGCGGAGCAGAAACCGGCGGCGTAGCCACCGTCTTCTCTCCGCCCTCCAGAAGGCCTAATTCGATGGCCTTTGAGACGTTACGGGGGTCAGACATGAAGGCAACATAGTTTTCCGGATCGTTTCCGAATTCCTTACGAACGGCAGAGGGCAGGGTAAAGAAATCCTCTTCGACATCTGCGATGCGATCGAGGGCGCTCTGATAATCAGAGAACGCAGTCGTATCGTAATACTGGGCGCGCTGGGTCGTAGTGAACGCGGTGGTATCGCCGGTACGAATAGCACGGGCAACAATGGCGTTAATGTCGGTTTCATTTTTGAAATGCTGTTGAGTACGGGTTGGCGAGAAACCGGACAGCCCCTTATGTTCGGGGCGATTAAAGCGGGACGCTATTTTAGGCTTTGCGGTACGCATTTTCTTCTTCCTCCGATGGCATATTACAAATGTGAGAGCGGTCGATATCAATAACAGAATATCCGCTGTCAGAATAACCAATTCCAGCAATTGAATAGAGAGCGAAATCACGATGATTCTGCATTAAGCTCCAGTTATAAAAATACGAGGCGGCAGCACCATCATGTTGCTGCATAAAAATAAACGTATCCGTGTTCATTTTGATATCAACGATTACATATAATTTAGCCATTTTCATATTTCCTTATCATCTGTTGAAATTTCAGTATTGAGTGTTTATCCATATCCTGAAGTCGCCACGGGTCGACGACAACGGCATTTTCTATACGGGTAGCCTTATTTTTCTCCAGGAGTTCGAGGTCACATCCGGAGAGCAATTTATCGTAATAACGCGGAGGACGTGACATTCGTCCGCCGCGAGAGACAACCTTGTCGTAATTAACAATGTCTTCGTAATATTTGAGAAAGTATGAATATCCAATTCCAGGGCGGAGGGACATAGCCGAGAACTCCGGCTTACGCCCGTTATAATGACTTTCGGCTTTCTGGCCGGTAATTTTTTTAACGCAATAGCGAGCAGTATACGCAGCGCTCTCAAACGAAAAGCCTGCGATAACGGCGTGACCCATGGGCCAAAGCTCAGAAAGGGTAGCTGAATTATACAGCGGGAAATCACCATGTTTATAAAGTTCCTTATCGTCGAAATCGAGATTGAACAGAATGACGTGGTAATGAGGTCGTTGAAGCTTGTCGCCATATTCACCACAAGCGAAGTAACGGATAGTTCGTCCGGTAAAGCGTTTACGAAGGCGTTTAAAGAAATCGGTGAGATGTTTACGTACAAGCGTACCGCCTTCAGGCAGGTATTTGGGATCGTACGTAAGGGTGAGAAAGCAGTTCTGTTCCCACATGTGGGCTTCATGCGTACAGCGGATTGCCCATTCACGAGAATGCGTTAAGCGGCAGTTGACGCACTGGCCGCAAGGGAGCTGGAGATACTCAGCACCACGGGACGGCGTAAAGAAGATTTTGCCATTCACACGGTATGCCAATATGGGTCTTGTACAGGCCACATGACCTCCATAATTATGCAAAAATGCGCACCGAGCTTCTTAGTGCGCATAATG